ATATTCGGCGGGCATAACAAAGTGACTTATAAGTCAGTGCCGGCCGATTTTTATTTGAAAACGCGAAAGATTTATTTTAAGGGAGTGAATTTTTTAATGCCACAAGACGTTGAGGATTATTTGAAATTAAGATACGGCGACTGGAAAAAGCCAGTACACCGAAAAGAATTCTCGTGCTTTAAGACGGATAAAGTAATAAGAGATAGCTATGAAAAAATATAAAAGAGGGATCACATTCGGAGCGTTTGAGATATTCCATCAAGGACACTACAATATTTTGAAAAACGCAAAAGAGCAATGCGAGGAATTAATCGTCTGCATTTCTGACGACGAATACATTAAAGGAGTCAAAGGACACAGCCCAGAGATTTGCTTTGAATTAAGGAGAGCAATAGTCAGAGCATGCAAGTTCGTTGATCGAGTCGGGATACAATCAGAATATCATACAAAGAAAAAAAATGTAGAAGTATGGCAACCAGACGTGATATTTGTCGGTGACGACTGGACACCAAAAACATTCAAAGGAGAGGGTATGGGAGTGCCGGTCGTTTATTTGCCCAGGACTCCAAATATTTCAAGTAGCAAAATAAGAGGAAATGTGGTAAAATTAAAGAATGATAAAGAATAAAAGACAATTCAAAAAAGGACATATTCCTTGGAATAAAGGGAATGATTGGTTAAAAGAAAAAGTTTGCAAAAAGTGTGGTAAATTAAAACCAAGGTCTGATTTTATAGGTAAACAGAAACTTGGCAGACCTTATCATCTTTGTATGGAATGCAGAGCTAAACACTCAAAAGAATGGAGAGAAAAATATCCTGAAAGATACAGAGAAGCTAAAAGAAAACATAATTTGAAAAGAATATACGGAATAACGATTCAGGAATACGATAAAATACTAAAAAAACAAAAAGGTAGATGTGCGATTTGTGGTAAGAAGCCTGGTAAAATAAGATTAGCAGTGGATCACTGCCATAGAACAGGGAAAATTAGAGGATTGCTTTGCAATTCATGTAATTTAGGAATAGGCAAACTTGGAGATACAATAGAGAAATTAAAAAAGGCAATTGATTATTTAAGATCATGAAAAATACAACCGCAGTTTTAATAAGTATGATGAGGGACGAGTACACAAGAGAATGCGTGCAATCGCTTCACGATATGTACCCGGGCATAAAAATATTAGTAGCTGAAAATTCACATTTTAATTACGACTTAAAGAAATTCGTAAACGATCGCGGAGGAAGATACATTTTAATGCCATTCGATAGCGGAGTATGCTTTGCAAGAAACAGGCTGGTCGAAATGGCCGATACAAAATACATACTGGTAAGTGACGACGATTTTTATTATAATGAGGAGGCCAAGGTAAAAGAGATGATCAAATTCTTGGAAGCGAATAAAGACTACGCGCTGATCGGAGGCAGGATATTTGAAAAAGGCAGAATACTCGACTACCAAGGACACATTAATATAAACCCCGATCACTTCGAATACGTGCCGTTAGATTTTGAAAACAACAAAAAGGACGAAGCAAGCGGTCTGCTTTATCAGCCGGCTGACATTACATTCAATTATTTTATAGCCAGGAGAGAGAGGATCAAAGACATCAAGTGGGACGAGAAAATCAAAGTCGCATACGAACACTCAGATTGGTTCATTGGATTAAAAAAAGCCGGAGGGCGCAAGGTAGCATTCACACCGGATGCAGTGGTAACGCACAAGCCGGAGCATGTAGAAATAGACAAGGACAAGCTGAAACATTATAAGGAATTCAGGAACAGGCGATCAGACATGCATTACTTCTTCGCTAAGCACAAAGTGAAATACTCAATAGGATTCAGAGGAGTCAGGACAAACTTCGATGAGATCAAAGAATTAAAACATAAATACTACGCCAGAGTAGCTTTGACATTCGATGGGATAGGATATAACAAAGGCGATGTAATTAAAACAGACAGGCCAACCGAGAACATGGCCGCCTGCTACTAATATGCAAATAGAATGGCACAATGAAAAACGAAAAGTTAAGGATTTAATCCCGGCGGATTACAACCCGAGGATTTTATTACCTAAAGATAGAACAGACCTTGAGGAATCAATGCCATGAGGAGATACCTCACCAAGGAGGAAATGGCGATAATCGATAAAGCAAAAACATGAGAATTATAGAATCAATTTGGATTTTAATTAAAAGCCCGATATGGACAATTAAGGTGGTTATATTTTCATTTAAGAAAACGTGGAAAGAAATGTACGGAAAGAAAAAAACATGAGATACCTATGGGAACACGGAATAGATATAGAACAGGACGCGGTAATAGAAACCGCGATTGTTCATTGGAGAAAAGTAACAGGCGCGCGCATAGATAGGTACACAATGCTCAAAATTATTATAATGAAGTACGGGCAAGAGCTTGATGAGAATAATAAGACCCATATTATTTCGGAGAAAAAAAAGAGTTATCCACTGTCCTCCGCTCAGCCTGGGGATCACAAAAACGGCCATTCAGGGCGAAAAGAGAGCAAAAGAGGGTAGGGGAGTGGGGTTTTATGGTATAATACAAACACATGGCAGAAACAAAGGAAACAAAAACAATACAAAAAGCACCGGAACCTGCTCAAAAAGAGGAGGAAAAGGTTGAAATTGATAAAAAACCAGCCGAAAATAAAGAAAAGGTATCGAAAGGTAACATATACGCCGATATTTCAAAGGGAATAGAATACGCGATAGCGACACCGGAGCAGATAAAAAAGAAGCAGGAGCAGGAAAGAACGACCATAAAAAAGAAAATGTTCCTCGAATACTGGGAGCGATCAAGAGGAGTCATCTCGGCTGTCTGCGAAAAGGTAGATATCAGCCGGAAACAATTCTACAAATGGAAGCGCGAGGATAAAGAATTCACTGAAGCATTAACCAAGATAGGAGAAACGAGAAACGATGAAATAGAGGATTTGTTAATGGGTAAAGTTTTCATTGAAAAGAACCTAAGAGCAATAACGTACTACCTGGATCGTTGCCATCCGAAATACAAGCCGACACTTAAACAGGAAATCATAGCTGGAGAGTTTAGTTGGACGAAAGCTATTGAGAAACAAAAAGAGGAAATTAAAAAAATTCAAGAGGAATATGATAATCAACAAAAAAAACATAATACAGGAGAGGCCACGGGACCTGACAAACAGGGATCAGATAGAAACGAACCTAAAGATAAGGGACAAGAGGGGAACGATGGTGCCGTTCATGGCAAACAAAGCCCAGAGATACTACGAGGAGAGGAAAACACGCCGAAACCTGATATTAAAAGCGAGGCAAAAGGGACTAAGTAAATGGATAGATGCTGATCAGTTAGTCGATTGCGTAAACAAGCCGACGAACGCTGTGGTTATTAGCCACGAAAAAGAAGCAACGAAACGTCTGTTCGCCGCCGTTAAATATTTTATAGATCACGCAAGGATCAAGCCGACCTTATCAATTGAATCAAAATCAGAGATGAGATTCCCGGAAATGGAATCGTACTATTTTATCGGGACAGCCGGACAAAAAGCATTCGGTAGAGGGGACACCGTAAGCCGGGCGCATTTATCCGAGGCCGCATTTTATGATAACTTAAAAAAGATACTGGCAGGAATCGCTGAAGCCGCCGAGTACGGACAGATAGATATCGAAACAACACCAAACGGCCGAGAAGCATTCTACGACCTTTGGCAAAAAGCAAAAGATGGAAAAAGCCCGTATACCTGCATTTTTATTCCGTGGTTTATAGATGATGAATACAGCGTGGACTCGATGACAGAAAAAGAGAAGCAAGGACTCAGTGTGAGCGTACAGGAAATGTTCGAGATACCGGAAAGCAAATTTGAATTCACAAAAGAGGAAAACATATTGAAAGCAAAAGTAAAAAAGGAATACGGATTCGAACTAACCGTCGGTCAGATGAAGTGGAGGCGTTATAAAATATGGGATAAAGGAGATTTATTTTTTCAAGAATACCCGGAGGATGACGTCACTTGTTTTCTACAGAGCGGACGATCAGTATTTAAGAACATAACCAGGGACGAAACAAAGAGGATACCACTCGACGACATGGCCAAGTTTGAAAAATGGGGAACCGAGGAGGAACGTGCCGCTTTAAGAAAAAGAATAATGTTCGCAGGAGTCGACGGAGCAGAGGGAACGGCAGACGGGGACGCTCACGTATTCAGCGTGATAGACGTCAGGCCAGACGAGGGCAAAGCATATGTAGTTTATGAATATAAAAGCAATGAACCGATCGACGTCTTCTGGTCACACGTAAAAAATGTTATAATGGACAAAGACGGAAAACCACAATTCAGAATCATATTGGGAGTAGAAAAAAATGGCGTGGGAGTAGCACATTGCAGACAAGCATTGGCTCAAAGAATACGACATAAAGAATGGGTAACATCGGGAACGACCCGGCCAGTGATGATCACCGAGCTCGAGGAAGCGTACAGGAAAGAGGAGCTGATCGAAACGTACAAAGAAGCAGAGGACGAAGCGCGAAATATGGTGTATACTAAAAGCAACCGGGCAGAGCATCAGACAGGCAAGCACGACGACAGAGTGTTCGCAAGAGCAGTTGCTTGGCAAATGCGCAAAATGCCTATTCCAAGAGTGACACGTTTATAAATTAATGCTACAATAAAAACATGGGATTAATCACAAAAATAAAAAGAGCATTCAAAACAAAGACCGCGATTCAATACGGAGGATTTGAATTATTAAGCCG